GTTCCTGAAACTATCCAGACTATCGCTGAGCGCTATGGTGCAAACTTATCTTTGACAGATGCAGAGGCAATTAAAGACTATGTTAATACGGTTGCTGCATCGTTTGGTATGTCTGTATTGCCCGGTGTTACGGGTGCAGTTAGAACTAAACTAGGCGCTAGACCTGAAACAAAAACTGAAGAAGACCAAAAAGAAGTTGATACGGGTACTAAGCTTTTAACGCATGACCCTTTATCATTTGATCGTGTAGCTCCATATAACATGATTACTGCCCCAGACGGAACTACGTTTAGGACACAACAAGAGTATGATGAATATAAACGGCAAGAAAGAATAGCAAATCAAAAAGCTAACCAACAAGCAGGAGAGCAAAATGACGCTTCACAACTTAACGAATCATCAGTTGGAACAAGCACTGAAATATCTAAACAACCCGCTGGAACCGATACCGAAGGAACTACCGGAAATGTCAACAATGGAGTGGATAACACTCAAGGTATTCAGTCAACAACTACAGCTGGAGAAGGACAACAGCGTCCTACATTAACTCCTACAGAACAATTTAATGCTTTATCAGAAGAAGAAAAAAAGCCAGTAATGGCTAAAGCAGAAGAAATCTGGAGGGCTAGAGAAGCTGGGTTGCCTAAAAGACATTCATGGGATAACTTGCCTGATTGGAAAAAAGAGCTGTTTGCTGCTCAAATACATGCAACTGGTGAAACACCCACCATTACTGAAACCACTCAAAACATAGCGGATTTAAAAGAAAAACCTAAATATGTACCTACTGCTGAACCATCAGCCGATAATTTCTTAAATGAAGCAGGGCATTACGGTACAGAGGCTCCACTAACTGTAGATAAAGGTATTAGAACAGCCGCACATGACCATGCGTTTGATATATTTGACACGCTAGATGTAAAAGGTATTGATAAAGAACTTAGTGATATTGCTAAAGCTAAAAATAAAGAAGAAGGTCGTAGCAAACGCAAAGCATATACAGGTGAAAAACCACTTGAGTTTATGTCGTTGGACGATCTTGTAGAACTATATGCCAAATATATTGGTAAAAAAGATCTTAGTAAACAAGAAGGAAAAGATAAACGAGTATCGAAAGCGGATAACCGACGCGCGTTTGTAAACAGCTTAACTCAAGAACAACAAGATCAACTTGCCGCTTTAACTTACAACGCATTTAAACAAGAAGTAAATACAGCTGCACAAGGTAGACGTGGCGCTACGGGCATGGATCAACGTGGTGAACGTGCTAAAAGATTAGCCGAAGCTCATAGAGCTGAATCTCACCAAGCATTAAAAGATACCATAAAGCAGGCTTGGATGACGCCTGAACAAGCTGAGAAACTGGAACAAGAACAATTAGAAAGAGAGAAAAGAGAAGAAGAAGCTCACAACCAAGAACGTGAGCAAAGAGGCGAGACTATACATGAGGCTGTATTAGGTCAGGAAAAAAATCAAGCTGTAGAAATACAACGCGAAAAGACTGATGCTGAAAAACGCATTGAATCCCTTATCAGAGATAACGAGGATGTAGATACCGTACTAAATGAACTTGCCAAAGATGAATACTCTGCCGTCGGTAAAATTGCTGATAAGCTAGGGAAACTTTTAAATGGTTTAAAGCTTGATGCAAAGATATCTTTTGGTAACGTAGCTAAAGGCAACGATGGTAAATTTACGCCCTCAACGACCAATATAACCATCCTCGGTAAAGATGGAAAGTACACAGGTAAAAGAAGTTTAGCCGAAGTTATATTGCATGAGGTGATGCACTATCTGACTGACCATGTAATTGATAACCGTGAAGCATATATCAAGAGCTTACCTAAAGAGCAACAGGCTGAAGTCCGTGCTGCCATCAATCGGTTGAACCAAAACTTCCGACAAGCTAGGGCTAAACTTGGTAATAAGTTTAATATACCTACCATAAAAGAGTTTATTGCTGAAGCTTTTTCTAATCCAGACTTTCAAGCCGCTTTGATTAACATGGACCGGCTTACCCCACCTCAACTGCAAAAGTTAGTCAATGAAGGACTTGAACCAAAACAATACAAACCCGCCACCAAAGATAATGCGTTTATTCGGTTTGTTAAAAACGTAGCTAAAGCGCTCGGCATTAGTGCAGATGAGAGTGGTGTCACATTTAAACAAACGCTAGAAGATATTGCACGTATCGTATCACTACCTAGTAAAGAAATGCGGGGTAAGGGTGTATCGTACGCAGCTCAAACTATTAAAGCGCCTAATTTACCGCCAGTAAATCTTAACAAACCATCCACGCTTAGCGAGTACCAACTCAAAGAAAAAGAGGGCGTTAAAGAAAAAGGCTGGGTCAAAAGAACATTCATGACTGCCGAAGGTTGGAGGAAAATTGCCACTAAGTTTGAAAACGCTCGGGCTGCAATTAGGTCATGGGAAAAGATGCAAGAACTTGCTGGTAAGATAGAACACAATATAACTAAGAATATTAATAACGTATATACCCAAATAACTAACTCTACAGGTATCACCAAAGATCTTCTTGACCGACGCATTAATCCTATCAAACAAAAAATAAATACTGCTATAGCTGACTTCGCTAGAGCTAACAACTTTGATACAAAAGATGCGATGGCTGTTCTTCAAGCTATTGGTGTGGCACTCCACGAAAATGAACGTCGTGAAGTTAAATGGATTATGGGTGTTCCATTGAAAGCCGGTGCTGCCAAACGTCGCCAAGAGATATTGGGCGATTTAGAAAATGGCACTAAAGGTGAGATACATAAGGGTAATGAAACTCGTGCAAAAGTATTGTGGTATGAAGTAAGAAGTTTAGCTGAAGATAAAAATAACCATGACCCAGCTGGTACAAGTGCCTTAAGGGGTAAGGGCATGACGTTGTTAAGCACAGATATAAATGATCCGATCTATAACGTGGCTGGTGTGGATATGGCTACGCTAAATGATATTAGAAAACAATACGATGCTAAGGACTCGAAGTATAAAGCCCAAGTAAAAGAGATCATGAGTTTAATTCAAGATCTTCACAAAGAAACCGCCGCGCTTGATAAAGAGTCTGGGTATTGGTCTCAGCCTGTATCTAATCTGGTTGCTGCTTATGATTTTAAAAATTACCTGCCCTTGAAAGGCAAACACCGTCAGTCTACTGCTTTAGATGATGCAATGGATTTTGATAGCAAACGAAATGGTAGTGAAATGCAAGATCAGCAGTTTGCTTTTGGTGGTCGTGAAACCCCATCTGATAACTCAATACTACAGTCTATGTCTGACGCTACTCGCGCTGCTGGTCGTGCTGGTAGAAAGTATATTACCTTGGCAGTTAAGAACGCTGTTAGCCCGCCGGAGGGTGGTCCTAAATTGATTCAAGGGAAAATAAAAAATATTAAGTTTGAAGAACGTAACAAAGCTGAGTTTAAAAAAGGCCCAACAACCATATTTCATTACAATCAAGATGGTTCCATAGATGTTATTTCTATAGATAACAAAGACTTACTGAGCGCGATCCGTCGTACTTATAAAGATTCAAACCCTGTTGTTGATCTGGCTAATGATATTACCGGCGCTTTGGGCAGATTCCATACCAAGTATAACTACGCGTTTGCCCCACTTAACTTCGTGCGTGACGTATTAACTAACTCATTCACAATCGGTGCTGACATGGGGCCGGTCCAAGCTGCTATGTTTATCCGTGATATATCTGCATCGGTAGCACAAGGTGGGTTATATAAAGCTGCTAAAGTCACGATGATGTATCAGAACGGGCAGTTTGGTCAGTTAGAAGCCTATGCCAAAAAAGATCCGCTGGTTAAAGATATGGTTGATTACATCCAACAAGGCGGTAAGGTTTCATACATTGATGGTATGTCGCTCAGTTCTAACTTAAAGAATTTGGTTAAAGCCACTGACAAAAACGGTGTAGTAAAGAGCTTAGAACAAGTAGATAAGTTTGCCGAAGTTTGGACTGAAATGTTTGAATTGGCTAGCCGTTCAGCTGCGTATGGTCTGGTTAAACAGCGTTATATGAAAGAAGGAATGACTGACCAAGCTGCGGCGGATAAAGCAACTGCCTATGTTAAGAACCTAACTAACTTTGAAAACGTCGGTGAGCATGGCAAGATACTTGGCGCATTGTATATGTTTGCAAGACCTGCTGCTACTGGCGCGGTGCGCGCTATCGAATCTTTGTTACCCGCCATGCGTAGTTTTGAAAGTGTTAAGAATTCCCTCCCCGCTAATATACTGACTGATGCTAAAGCACTTGAAACTGCTAGGGCTAAATACGCCGAGCAACAAAAATATGCACGTCAAATGATTGGAGTTCTTCTAGGCGCAGGTGTAGGTATATTTGCTATGTCAGCTATGATGGCTCCAGATGATGAGTTAGACCGCAACAAAACAATGTCTGACAACATGCAACAATGGTCGCGTTATGCTCGGTTCCACATTCCCGATGAGTGGGGTCTTGGTAAAGATATAGCGTTCCAGATTCCTTGGGGTTTTGGATTGGGTGCGTTCGCTGCGGCTGGAGCGCAAATTGCATCTGCTGTAGGTGGTGGTCAGTCTGTTGGGGATGCGATGGCTAACATCTTTACTTCAATTGCGATGGATTCGTTCCTGCCTATTCCTATATCTAAGATGTCTGCAAAAGATGACACGCTGGAATTTATTCTTGATTCTGTTGCACCCAGTATGGCTCGTCCTATTTTAGAGTTTGTTATTAATAAGAACGGATTGGGTCAAGCTATCTATAGTGATTCTAATAGACGATTCGGTGATGCTTTAGTTGGTGGTGATCGTATTCCTGAAATATATAAAGATCTTACGCGATGGATATTTGCTGCATCAGGTGGTGATATAGATATTAGTCCTAACAGTATGTACTTCTTTGCTAATAGTTATGCTGATGGTATATCACGATTTATCGAAACTGGAAGTGGAGTTTATGACATAGCTTCTGGGGATCATAAGGAGTTCAATGCTCATACTGATTTGGTGATGTTCAACTCATTCTTTGGTACTCGCAGCAACGTAGACTCGCGGGAATTTAGTTCGATTGAGAAACAGATTTTAGCTATGGAGAAGAAATACAATGCAGCTAAAACTAACCCCGAAATATTTGCTGAGTACAATGAGAATCACCCTTATGCAGCGATGATAATTAAATCATTTAACCATGACGTCGGTGGGCAGTTAAAGAAGTTACGTACCGAGGCTAAACAAATACGCGTTGATCCTAATATGGATAAAGCTGAACAGGAAGATAAATTGCGTATGGTGACGTTGAAACAAAACTTAATCAAACACAATATCGTTGAGAAGATGAAGAATTACGATTTGGAACCTTAACGAACCCGCCAAGTACGAACACCGAGATGATCCTCTTTAGACGTGACAAATGACTTAACGGATATACCATATCGTTTAGCACCACAATCTATAGCATACATCATCTCGGCAAAACGAAGCGTAGGGATAAAAAAGCTATCCCCCACCTCCATCCCAAAGAACGGGAATATCCACTCGGGTTCAATTAGTTGATTTGGCGTCATCAGTCAGCGTGAACAACTCTTCGGGTATCTCTGTGTTAAAAATATAACAGTTGACAGGTGGTAATTGTAATCCATGTTTCCATCCGCTAGAGAGCCGTGTCTTCTTAACCTCAACCAAGCAGGGTTTCTTCTTCTCCAGATCTAAGAACATATACTTCATCTCACGTTCAAAGTTAGCCGAGCTTACCTGAATAAGAGCCAGATACTTCTTAAATTCCGTCTTAGATACCTGCATCATACCGGTCTCAATATCAACCCTAGCTACCAACGAGCCACGAGGTTCTAGACGTACATCCTTCCCTTCTACAATCAATACGTTCTGAATGTTCTTGCCTAAGAAGTCACTAAGCATCGAAGGATAATCTGGCTTATTGAGCGGTGCTACGTTATCACGGATGTTGACTAAAGCTTCCACTACCTTGTTGTAAACCCGATCCAGATCAATGTTAATGATCCCTGCATTATTAGCTATCTCACCGCCAGCAAAACTTACTGCAACAGCGTTGTTATAAAACCGGTATGCGGATATTGTACCGAAATCACTCATGAATCTTTTTTCCCACTTCTCAATATAGACTCGAATCTCAGGGTCGCCTAGGCGCATTAGTTCTTTGACATACATCGGACCGGCAAAGCCGTAGTTGTGGTTCAGTGGATCAAATATTTCTTTACCCAAAGCTGCGTCATACTTTAGCCAGTGAGGTGCATCTACTTTTGTAAACTGAATGATACGAGCTACTTCCCCATCAGGGCTTGCCTTTAAGATACTAAACTTCTGGTAAATATCCTCATTGGACGTCCATAAGGCTAGCAAAGATGCCATTAACTCGTATTCTCGTTCCGCATTAACCGAGGCTTGCATCCGTAATTTGGATTTACCCTGCGATATCTTGTGGACTAGCGAGGAAAAAACTTCAGGTTTCATCTTACTACCTACGTCATCAACCCCAAACGTCAGACTATGTAGAGCAAGATAGCGTCCAGTCATAGCGTTGTCGGTGGCATCATAAACAGATAAGTCACGAGGATTACCAAACATACTTAGCGCTGCATACAACGAGCCAGATTTAGCCGAGCCTGATTCACCCTGTAAACATACGGTCGCACCGGGCGTGGATGTAAGGGACATAAGTGGCGAGCCAAAACCAACCAATAAACCAAATGCCTGTATCTCTAGCCCGGGCCTATCAAGCCAATCTACACACCATCTCCACTTTTCGTATGTGCCTGATTCATGAAGGTGTTTAGCCAAGCCTCTAATATATGGTGAAGGAGCAGAAACTTTAACACTACCATCTCTTCTAATTTCTTTACTACCAATAACAAACGCGTCACGGTCTTCTGTCCAACCTAACTGCATCCTCATATCAACTGCGCTTGTAATTCCCTGCATATAAATACCCCACTTAGTAATGTATTCTGCGACTAGAGGCGCTAAGCTAGGTGTACACAATGCACCGTTAGCTACAACCACTTTACGTAGTTCCTCTGCGCTTTGATTGATGGGCAGTAAAAACTCCCTTGGAGCGTCGTGCGGAAAGGTCACCCGCATTATTAAACACTCACCATCTATCTTGCTGTGCAGCCTGCTGATAGGCCATATATCATTTGTGAATAGGAGGATAGGTTCGGACTCTACCTTTTGCTTTGTTTTCTTATCATACGTAGGAGCCTTGGTAAAATAGATACCGCCGTTGACACCCCTAACGAACGGTCTTAAGAATCCCGGAAGTTCCGAAAGCGTTTGGGTATTCGATTGCTTCCGAATTGGGTTCTCTTCACTTGGCGTGGTCGCAATTTGCAGTTCTCTTCCGAGTACAAGGGGAGTTCCAATTCGTCCTCTATGTCTGCATCCATCGCATTTTTCTGGGTCGTTTCGTTCAAACCACTCGCAAGTTCTAGGTCCGCCGAATGAGTGTGCTGTCTTATATGTTTCTTCTGGGTCATACTTTTCATAGTCTTCAGATAATTTATGGATAGCTTCTTCGCCATCCTCACAGGATACTGCAATAGTTAAAACAGCCGCCCACTTGTCGCGGGAGATAGTCTTACAGTTAATAATAGCATCCGCAATCTGGGCGCATCCATCACCTTCCAAGCTACGGTATGCAATCCTATCAAAGTTTTCAGTGAAGTTGTTTAGCTTTTTAAATGCTATCGTATCTTCGTCCAAACCCTTTGAAGCAAGTGCAAGTATGTCATCGCCTGATATAGGTGGTTCGATCTCACCAAAGTAATCTTTAAACGATGCAAAGTCGTACTGATATATCTCATCGCTAAGAATAACTACTTCTGAAGGTGGCTCAGTCTTGTGGTTAAACGATCCTACAAAACGAAGTACACGAGCCAAGTCAGCAGGTGTAGCAGCAGGATCAATAAACAAACCCTTCTCTATGCAAAGAGCTTTGAACCTCTCACCATAAGGTAGGAATTCCTCTGCCGATGCCTCTTCTGTTAGGGGCCAGTAAGCGTGATAACCAACACCAGAATCAACAAGTACAGGAGGTGGTAATTCAGCATCGGTAATAAATTTATCAAGTGCTTCAAGCGCATCTTCTTTAGTTAAGTACCCTACTTTCTTTTTAAACTTATCCTCATCACCTACATCTAGGTCAACGAAAAAAGATCTATGGTAAATGCAATTCGAGGCAGTGCGGCTAAAGTTAGCAAAAGTACCCATCGCCACATAAGCGTCATGTCCCTTAGTTTTAATCCTCTCAATAATTTCATATACTTCATTTAGTGTTTTAGCGTAGTGGTTAGTCCAGTTTTTGCCTTTTGGTTTTGAGCTGTCTAAATCACCGATACCATAAACACCCTGCGTTGGTAATACTTTCTCATAAAATTGTTTTATCATTTCTGTTGCAGAGTCTAAAAGAGCGAGTTACCTCGCCCTAGTTTTTAAAGGTGGGGTTTCCCCCATAGACTACATTTTCAAAGGTTCACCGAGAACGCTTTCAATATACTGCTTAGCTTCTATCGTTGACTTTGCAGGCAACAAGCCTTTAACAATATCACCTTCAACGATCTCGGTAAACACTTCTACAACACGTTGGTTCTTGTCACGAATAGGCTTGCCACGGAACCAGCTATAAACCGTCATCCGAGTAACCCCTAAAGCAGCCGCCACATACTTAGCTGGCAAGTTAGCTTCTACACAAGCTCGGGCTAATGCAACACCCGGACGGTATGGGTCTGCTTGGTTCATCGCTATTAAAAATTTATCGCTATATGTCCGTGCCATGTTACATCCTTACTTTTTAGCCCATTTCTTAACAATATCCGATACGTCCTTAGACTTCTCTGGATCAGCCGCTTTTACTGCCTCACGCTTAACAGGCTCCGATACCTCATTAACAATAGCGGGGCTACTAAATCCACCATCATCTTTAGGGTCAGACTCAGTATCAGACTGGAATACGTTTAACTTAATCGCAGCTTCAGCAGCAGGGGTCTTAGCCTGTCTAGCAATAATAGCCAAGTCATCCGCAGATACTACCCCAGCAGGTGAGAAAAGTACTTTTGGAGTAGGTGACCTAGTATCAAAAGCCATACGGGTAACAACGCGCCCAGCGCTGACGTTATGATTAGCAAGATGCTGAATGTAAGGACGGAAAGGCCAACGTCCATTATCTTCTTTACCAAACGCCGAAGTTGCGGGTAATACGAGCTGCATAACATCGCCAGCCGGATCATTAGGTAAAACAACAGCAGTACGCCACGAGAGCTTGCACTTCGTACCCATTCCATTATCGCCAGATCCTTTCGCACTATATTGGCAGGTTGAACAACTATCCGACACAGGGTTCTTAACTTCTGGATCGGGCATATCCGAATTACTAGACCAGCAAGTAGGGCTAATCTTTTCGCCTTCTTTGTATCCAGATAGATACAACATCCTTGATGCCTTATGCGCCATCTTAACAATGATGACATTCATATAGCGATCTTCGATAGTGCCGATTTCTTTACCGCCAGAATACTTACGGAACACACCGCCTTTAATTGAGATGCGCTTGTTACCTTGCCGCGCACCGCCTGCTACTGCTAATGTGTCTTCGTCTAGACCGCCAGCTACGTTTGCGAGGGCGGATAAATCTACTTGCATGAGATCGTTACTCATTATATTTCCTTAACTGTATTTACTTAACGTGAGGTGGGTTTTCTAACCATAACAGTTAGTTCCCGCATAACATTTATACCGGGTGGTAGACCTTCTTCCTGCCGTTCCGCTATAAATTCTTTGAAGTTAGTCTGAGCGATTCGCTGCTGTAACAAGTCTATTACTTCATTCTCTAAAATAAACTTCTTAAAATTATCCCAATCGGTGCAATGATAAGTTTGGTTCATCTTACGAATGACTGTACCATGCTGAGTCTTAATGCTATCTGCATTTGTTTCATTACAGACACCCAACATCGCTTGCTCAATAGTCAACATCTCTGATTCTAACTCTTTATCTTTCAACTTAAACTCTGAGGCTAGTGTCTCACGAGCGGTTCTTAATGTCAAATAAGCTTTGACTAATTCTTCAAGATTCATTTTATATCCCAATTTCCTGTTTGTATAGGTCTACAAGTTTTTCGTGCGAATCTATCTTTCCCTGTAGCATTTTGTACATCTTCCGTTCCACTTCCGATCCTTGTAGGTGAACAACGGTCATACTGTTCTTCTGTCCTACCCGATCAATACGAGCCACACATTGTAGATACGTTTCCACACTCATGACAGGAGACCAAAACACTACCGTATTAGCGGCAGTAAGTGTAACGCCATGCGATGCAGATTGTGGTTGTATGACTAATACTCGTGGGTCTTCAGATGTTTGAAATCTACTTATGATACTTGCACGTTCTCTAGCTGAAATATCTCCGTGGATTAGTTCATTGGTTATACCCTCTTTGGTTAGGTGGTTAGACACGACTTCAATAGTGTGCCGGAAAGGAACAAAAATAATTACTTTATGCGATGTCTCGTCAATAACTTCCATCAGTGCATTAAGTCTTGGCGATATATCAAACTCAACTACTTGATGGGAATCCGTATACACAGCACCGCCAGAAATCTGTAACAACTTACTAAGTGCCGCTGCCGCATTAACAGAGCTGATTTGTTCACCTGCTGCCTTAATCAACATCTGATGTTTTAATTGGTGATAGTATTTGCTGACCATCGGTGTTAGTGCCACATCCCTAGTCTGGTAAACAAGATCAGGTAGATCAAGACACTCTGCTTTTGTATAGCGTATGGCTGGCTGTAAGGCTTCAAATACATCCTTCTTAGCGTTAGTTTTTGGAATCCATTTAAATCTTGTGATCTGCTGCATTACCTTATCACGCCAAGCAGTTGCAAACTTAGGCACGTTCTCAGGCTTGACCAACTTAGCTAACCCATAAGCGTCTACAGGAGATTGTGATGCAGGTGTACCTGTTAGCATCCAGAGTTTAGTAGTAGGGGTTAGTATTTTAGCCAAAGTCTTCCACCGTCTAGTCGTAGGTGTTTTATAAGCGTTTGCTTCGTCCACGACAATTAGGTCAAACCCTGATTGCTTTATTTCATCGGCTACGATACCTACCCCGTCATAGTTAATAATGACAAACTCATAACCACCATTGATAATTTTTTTACGTTTGTTGGCATCCCCATAGGCAACGGCTACGGTTCTGTGCATAGCAGTTTTAAATACATCGTCTTGCCATGCGGAGTACATGATTGACAGAGGGCATATCACCAATACTCTTTTTACCTGTTGCTGTTTCATTAGGTAGTCAACTGCCCAGATAACGGATGAGGTCTTGCCTGTCCCAGCTTCATTAAAACAAAATGCGCGGTCGCGTAGCGTGAGGAAGGATGCAGTTGTAATCTGGTGTTTAAAGGGGGTATACAGCCCGGGCCAATCGTAATCGTCAGCCATCGGGGAGGGAATGTGTTTAGCGTTGTATACTTTGGCTAAGAGTTGTAATTCCTCAAGCCCCATGTATATAAGGATCTCGGCTTGTTCACCGTTATCGTGGAGAATTTCACTTCTCTCTATCTGCCCGTTTAAGTAATGAGCAATGTCTGATGGTACTTCAATCTTTAGCGCACTATTATCAACTATTTCCACGACTGATCCTTAACTGTTTTAGACTAAGTAGCCCCTTACGGGGGCAAGTCGGTTAAGCCTGACATATCAATTGCAGGGGAGGGACCCTAAATACCGCTTAACTGACATGGTTAAAATAGGGGGAAACCAAGGAAACCCCGGACAGCCCACTCATGCCTTACAACTGTCCTACAGCAATTATTTTTTACGTTCCTTCTTGCTAGTCTCACCGACTAAGTTACCTTTTGAATCACGCCTAAATGAACGGTTCTTAGCCGCACTTTCAATACGTAATCCGTCTTTGTTTGAACCACCCTTATCAAGTGCTTTAACGTGGGCTACATCTTTACCTTCACGAGCATCAGCTTTACCATCTTTGTCCCGGTCAGGAAGTTCTTTATCCAGTTTGCGTCTGGCTCGTTGGCGTTCCATTCTACGTTCTAGTTCGCCTCGAGCTTTTTGCTGCTGATATTCTTTAGCGTAGGGACGCGGTTTATTAACGTATGGCATTATCTTTCCTTATGGTATTCACATGAGCGTACAGGACACCATCCACAAAGCGGAGTTGGGTTAGCTATCCATGCGTTATTTGTATATGATAGTTCTAGCCTTTGCAAGTCGCCAGTAAAAGCGCCCCATATCTGCGGGATCTGTTCACGAGTGTATTCTTCGTGCATGAAACTATTGTGCATTACAAACAGCAGTCCCGCCTTGATGTAGTTAACTTCGGGAAAGTGTTCAAACGTCATCAGAGCCATCAGCTTTAATTGTTTTGGATCAGGGTATTTGTTACTGCCTGTCTTGTAGTCAATGATAAATGCTCTGTTACCATCCACGATAAGCAAGTCAACGATACCACGTACCCAACGGTTCTCATCATCAAATGCACAGGCTTTTCTATTGCGATCTAATCCCATTTCGTATTCAGGGTATCTATCGCCGGGTATCGCTAATAATATATCTAGCACAGGCTGGAATCGTTCGTAGTTCTTAGCCAACGGTACGTCATCACGTACGTAATCTTCTAGGGCTTTATGAACCTCTGTGCCATACAACATCTGTTCAGTAGGTAGCTTACTGAATCTTTTCAATACCTTAACTTCATGGTATTGCTTCGGACAATTAACGTAGTCCTTCAACGCTGAGTATGACCAAGTGAAGCTCATAAATACCTTTTAAAGTTTATCTATACATATTACTCGGATGTTTTTAGCTAGTCAAGCACTTTTTCTACCTTACCGTCGGGATAATACAACGTATTTGCTATCCTACTTGGGCGTTTCAGTATCTCTAACGAGCCGGGTCTTCTTACTAATTGTTCCACTCGAATTCCTTTCATGGATCCTTTTAAAACCGGGGGGGATCGGGGCGGTGTCTTTTGTGGTTTGGGGTTTCTTTTTGGGCTTTTCTGGCTTGTCATGGTAATCCTCCGGTAAGTAGCCATCATCGTTTTCATCAAACTCAATTTCGGGATAATCACATCTTCCTTCACGCATCATTTTACATTTATAGTCCGGTGTGCAGTCGGTACAAAACCCAGAGGGTAAGTATTGAAACCTAGAAAATCTTCTCCACTCTGCATACTCCTCGGGACTATTTGAACAACGTGGTGTCCCTTCAAACTCAACTCTTATTTTCATTAACAATCCCCATACGATGTTGCATAATGGGCTTCACAAGCCACGGGTAATCCCAACGCCCAATCTGGCGGGGTAGACATAATAGCAGTAATACTTTGCATTGCTTCATCAACCTTATCTTCTGGTACTACACATACAGCCGCATCATGTACAGTTAATGCAATACGCCACCCAGCATCTTGAATCTTAAGCATCTGTTGCCCTACGATAATTCGTGCCAAGGCTTGTACCACGTTCTCAACTAATGAACCGCCCCACATTGATACCGGCCCTTTTCGTGATTGATACACGTATCTAGATTTACTTTCATCAGTATTGAGATGAAGCCCGGGGTACTTAATGCTTAGTCCATTAGGTAAGATAATTCCAGATGGTGTGACCTTTAGACAGTTATGTTCACCATAAAAATAATCGGGGTAGGGTGTGTAATCTTCTTGGTCTTTAGGCCAATTACTCAGGTCTTTAATAACCTTATCACCTTCTTTCCACAACTGAATTATCTTGTCGTTCGTCTGCCGATATAACCCAACAATCTCTTCGCACTTCTCTTTAGTTAGATCAGCACCGGGGGGTGAGGTCTTGAGTGTGTGCTGTAGCTTTAATGCACCTGTGCCGTATCCAAGTCCTAAGATGCAAGTCTTGCCCACAAAGCGTTCGATAGGGTTTTTCTTACTGACGGGAAAGTCATATATCTTACTAGCAAACTCAGAGTAAACGTCCTCGCCGTTAGCAAAGCTATTTACCAAGTCGTCTTGACCCGACAGCCAAGCTAGAACCCGGGCCTCGATTTGAGATGAGTCACAGTTAATAATTACATAGCCATCGGGTGCAACTACGGCGTTCTTTAATGCCTTCTTGTCCTTGTCCCTACTTGGCAAGTTCTGGAAGTTCACCTTGTCATAGCCTGCCCATCGCCCTGTGTGTGCGCCATAGTATTTTAATGGGATAGGCAACTTACTCTCGTTCCGCGCTCCGACTCCGATAAAGCGTTCAATCCTAGATTCTTCAATGGTAGACTTAGTACCTAGACGTACAGCGCAAAGTTGTTGGATGAATGGGTCTTCGTGGTTAGTGAGATCAATAAAGCCTTGGTCGTTCTTGGCAAGTGCAAACGTATCCTTACCCGTAGTCTTACTGACTTTCATCGGCACTTTGACTTCAAACTCTTCTAGCAGTTCGGCAAACTTCTTATTACTAGCTAGACGTTTCCTTACCTCTTCCTCGGTCTTGCAATTCAGTTTCTCCATTAAACCTGCAAGCATCTCTTTCTTTTCAGCTTTCACAGTTTCCAAGCGATCAATCAGCAAGGCATCGTTGACTCTTAACACAGGATCAATAAACATCCTCAGCGTCATATTAATTAGTTCTAACTCATCGCCGGGGAATTTTGATGCCAGTTCTTTAAATAAAGCTACGGTTAGGTCAACGTCATTCTTGCAGTACTCACCATACTTGGCTAGGTCTGCCTCTGTAAAATCTAATCTCTTCTTACCTATTGCGTCCAGTACCTCAGTTCCCTTTACACCTAGATGATATTTCTTAGCGAGGTTATCCAGACTACCGCCTACATCCACACCATGTAACGCTCTCGCCATGCACAGGGTATCAAGATAAAAAGCAGGATAGATGTCAAATACCCACGCAAGAACAGCCCCGTCAAACATTGTGTTGTGGCAAAGGAGAGCGGAAGAATTCCAATCGTATCTCAGCAAGAAATCTTTTAACTCATCCTTAGTTCCACTAAACCAAACCGTAGGCTCATCATCAACCTTAACTCCTACCCCAATGACTTCGAATTCATTACCACGAACATACTCTTCTGTCGTAAGTTTTTTAAATCCAAAGTCTTTGGAATAGTAAGTCTCAAAGTCCAGACATATTATGCTCATTTGGTTTGTGTATTTAGAGTAAGGTTATCCTCAAGAATCTTTAACGATTCTTCTACTATGCTTGCTGCCGTAACTATTTTTGAGGGATTTTTCCAATTCTTGTACCAAATATCGCGTTCCCCCGCCAACTCTTTTAATACCATATCGGTTAGTAAATCTCGCTTCCCTTCTATCTCATACTTCCTAACCTCTTCCATACCTTTTTCCCATGCTTCACGCTCTTCATCGGTAAAGAGATCCATACTTCTGGTTACGTGCTGCCATCTACCATACTCATAAAATTCTTCGGGATGGTCTTTCATTCGTGCGATCAGTATTTGTATGCCGGTGTTCATTTGGTTTCCTAATTAACGTGTTCAATAGTTACAAAAATAGGGGCGCACCGTTAAGCGCAACCCCTCAGATTAAAATATTATTGGCAAGACAAAGGCTTCCAAGGCCCTTCTCTTTCGGTGTCCCAACAACACATACCGCCTTTGCCATCTGATTCGCACTTAGTTACTGCGTGGACTGAAGTATATAGACCAAGTGCAAATGTTACTACTAGGACAAACCCTAATATCTTTTTCATAATTTCCTCATACGTTGTTTAAGTTGTCTTTCTCGATTTGCTCAATGGCACGGTTCAGATACCACTTAGCTTTTTCGAGGTCTTGGATGCGGTTATCTTTAAACTGACTCCTAGAAATATATTTAACTACGTTACCCAAGTGATAGCCCAACCCCTTCGCTTCGATGAAATCAATCGTTTCAACCCCGCCTGCTGTGTAATGATGGGGACTATTTACCATGTCATCCCCCTGTGGGTCGCTAATTGCGGATATATCAACTTCATCCCACGCTTCAATAAGTTTAGCGAGTTCACTTTTACTTTCCTCTACAACTTCATCTACTTCATCTGCTGTGACTTCATTCTGCATTTGCTTTTTGATGGTGTAGACATATGATTGTGAAATATTTAATCTATTAGCGATATCGCCGGGGCGTTTGCCTTTGGACAATAAATCTCTAACTTTCTGTGCTGTGGTCTTCATTACTTTTCCTTGTGTATTTACGTTTTACTGCGGTTATACCCACTTCGGGTTCTTCTTCGGCATACTTCGCCTCAATCATTGCGTCTGCCATGCGGTAACAATCTCTAGCATCAGATGTAGCAGTCCCTCCAGTACCAAGAGTCAACATAGCAAACGCAGCAAACAAATCTCTTAAATCTTCATCATTCACCTCCCACCTCCATAGCCTCTCGGTTCTGTTTAAATAAATAATCATCACGGTACTCGGACGGGGGAGTCCAACCGTACTTGCGCCACACAGCTTGCACGTTACTGCCCGCCGTATATTTAAATTCTTTATGCGTAATCTTCTGTTCTTGGTTCATTTGTAAGTAATTCCTCTAAAGTTGAGATATTGTTTTCATTAACGACGTAAGCCATACCACCTGCCGATCTGATGTCACTCAGATTTTTCTTTTGTAATTCGGTAGCTTGATTGCCGCCAGCCTTACACTCTAATCCAATAAACATCCCTTGGTAACAAACTAAGAAGTCTGGTACACCCGACCTACCATATCCACCTGTAGCGGGCATCGCATAGTAAGCACCGAGATGGTCTAGTACTTTCTTAACCCTTGCTTTAACTTTCGCTTCCGGCGTCTGTGCCATATTTATTCTCCATTTCAGCTAAACTTTTTTTGATTACATACAGCAAGCCTTGTTCCATAAGAAATTCTCTGGCTTCCTTGTCCGACTCAAACGTGATAGTTGCCGACCCATCCTCATGCTCTTCCATCACTTGTAGTGTTAAATTCATTCTGTACTCCAAAATAGTTGACCCCATAAGCCGGGATTTTGCCTAGCTAATTCTTTAACCATGTCCTCACTTACTAAGCGTACATACTTTCTATTCGTACCGTTCTCCCATTTATATCTAAACTCCAAATCCTTCGAGCTTAGTTTGCCAACAACCATGTGAATATTAGACGACGTTGTTTCTACCGCCTTTGCCAAATCAGTCAAACTATGCCACTTACCATCTTCTAAAATAGTTTTAACTCTTAAATGCTTATGTACTTTGTCGCGCGCCATTTAGTCCTTCCTTAAAAAGGGATTGATGTATCTGATAAATCTTTTGGTACGCCCTCTCGCCACAACCTAATCTGCTCACGTTCTGCATCTGTTTTGAAAGGCCAGTTCCATCGTTCAAGTGTTAGTCCTGACGGGTGCAATTTTTCTCCCTTATCTTGGCTTCAACGGCAAACATCAGTTGAAAAATATGCGCCTGATGTGTCTCTCTAATTTCAACTAACTCCTCGTTCGTCAGCCCGACCCACGGTTTTGCCATTCGATTAACAGCACGATCTACACTTGACTGCGCTTGCTTTGCCATACCTTCAATCACTGCGTCCTCATAGAATCGCTCAAGTCGTTCTTCAAGCAACGGGTTTATATCGGCATCAACAGGGTGTTTGCCGCAAGCCAGTATTACCCTGTTGACTAAGTTGTGTTTCTGTTCAAGTTCTTTAAACGGCATGATTCTTCTCCTTTAGTTTGGCTTCTGCTTTTTTAATATCGACTAAACCACCACGACCACAATCAAGTATGTTTTTTATTTCCTCATTCGTCAGACCTACCCATTCTCTAATTGGTTTTAGGCTTGCACATATCCCGCATAACGCACCAGAATCCGCCACAATACCATCACCACATCCACACAAGACAGGCTCATAATCCAACCCTAACTCACGAGCGTTATCGGCTTTCTTGTCTAGTGCTAACTCTGCTTTAAGCCTTCTGATTAAGCTATCAGGATCACAAGCCCCGTCAACTTTCCAGTCTCCCGAGCTGATTGCTGTGTTTATCATATCCAACGCTTGCTGTAATAGTTCACGGTTCATAACAATCTCTCTTTAACAAAAGCTCGTGCTGGGGTTATTTCACAATCAAGCATTGTCA